GTCCAAAATATGGTAAACCGAGCTAAAGTTCTAAGCGAGGAAGCAAATCAACTGCAATTACGACTAAATGAAGTCTCAGCACTAGGTACTATGTACCAGAATGCTATCGTACTAGCCGTTGAACCAAAAGAAAACGACTCCGAAGAGTAATAACCTAAGCAAAACCAAGAGGATATGGAAATGGCAGTATCATTTGAAGTAAAAACTACCAATCAGAAAGTATTTAAGCTAGTAAGTAGGGCTTGTTTTGCCTCAGTAAACACTATCATCGGCAACCGTGATAGAGCAGAAGGAGTTAAAGCTGAATCGATAAAGTATTTACCATTCTATAACACGAAGTACTCTCAAGAAGACGAGATGTACATTGAAGACTATAAAATGGGTGGAGATATGTCATGGGATCTGTCTGAGAAATGGTGGAAGTACCTAGTGAGCCTACCTTTTATCACGGATATGCTGAAAAGTAAACCTAAAACCCTAAAAGCCTTCAAATCTGGGTTCGAGGTGGACACTAACTTCCCTGCAGACCGAGTAATGATAGCCCTATTTCTACTAAGAGCACCGCAATACCAAAGTGGTATCGTAAAAAACTGGGAATACTTAGTGAGTCACCTAAATATCCACAAAGATACCGCTTTTGCGATAGCTTTTGGTCTAAATAATGCGGGTCCGGTAGCTGCACAACCTTCAACACGGGATTTAACGTTATTATACAACAGGGTAACATCGTATTCTTCATCCGAAAACACTATCGTCTACCCAGAGTACTTCTCAATACGATCCGCTAAGATGATGATTAACAGATTACTGTGTGAAGACTACGACAAAACCTTATATTCCGGTAAGCAGGCAACATTCCGTAGGGCAGGTGTCTACGAAAGAGCTAGACTGTCTGACAAAAACGCACTAGGTAGGTTCTTTTGTAAGAAACCAGCAACTTCTTTAAGACAAGGCAACTTCCAATTAGTAGCACTTAGTAAAAGAGCTACAAATAGCATAAATACGCGAAGAGATCTCATCTACGCAAGATATGATGAGTTGAAACTAACCCCTGAGAACCTAATAGATCTAGCTAATTTACTAGAAAATTAAGTAATACCAAACCTAAAATGGGAAAGCACATGAATATATCATCTAAGTTGGAAAATGTAACAATCGGAGCAGATCCGGAGCTATTTGTAGCCACAATGGACGGAGAAATAGCCTCAGCAATAGGAAATGTAGGTGGAAGTAAGGATTATCCACGACAGGTACCTGATGGTGCTGTGCAAGAAGACAACGTATTGGCAGAGTTTAACATTAATCCTGCCCACTCAAGACTAGAGTTCATCAATAATATGAATTCAGTAATGGGTTCGCTACGTGGAATCTTAGCAAGTAATGGATTACAGACAGTAACTATACCAAGTCATGTGTTCGCAAAGGGTAAACTAGAGGCTTACGGTTGGCAAGCAATGGAATTCGGTTGTACACCAGAGCACTCAGCATGGACCGACAAGGTAATGAAGCGTCCCAATGGAGAAACAACAAACCTAAGGACTGCTGGTGGTCATATTCATATCGGGTATGAGGGCCCTAACAGAGGTGATAGCCTAGCGCTAGTACAGATGCTTGACTTTACCTTAGGATTACCATCTCTAACGTTAGATGCTGATACTCAAAGGCGAAAGCTGTACGGTAAGGCAGGTTCTATGCGCTTTAAACCGTACGGAGTCGAGTACCGACCCCTAAGTAACTTCTGGCTTAACTCTGAAGAGCTAATGGCATGGGCTTACGACACTACAGTGTGGTCTACCCAGAATTTGGATAAGCTACCTGAGTACCTTAAGTCTATCGACAAGAAAACTCTTACTAATATCATTAACAAAAGTGATGTTAAGTCAGCTAAAGCAGTGATGCAAGAGTTGGAGTTGGAGGTGTTAATATGACACATCCAGCCTTCGGTGATATGACTGTACGGGACATCCTAGCTACGTACTCAGATACCTATATACAGCTACAGACTAGAGACGATGATGGTTTCTACTCTGCCAAGCTGTTAGGTGTTGATGATGACAACGGACTCTACTTCGAAAAACCAAATGGAGACCGGATTATCGTAGGTATGCAGGATAGTGATGTTAAGTACAAGCTAGATTGGCCTACACTAGGTATGGTGAACATAAGAGACCATGTAGTGTTAGTCGAGAGGATTGCACAACGTCAATGGAAGAAGGGGTTACGAATGTCTAGCTTAAGAACCTGTGCATTCGACACTTCCATCCTAATGCACCTGTATGAAACTCATAGAAGAGGACGACCGGACTACTTCTACCAATCTGATCTAATCAAGCTATATACCCCAGAATACACAGACTTCCATGAAGCATTGGAAGTAGTCGAAGCTGGTGAAAAAATAGCTAGAGCTATATCACCGCTATTCTGCGTAAGTAACAGATGGCAAGTAAGTAAACCATTGCTGTATTATAAGTCAAATGCAATTGGTGTAGTAACAGGAACAAGCGTGGAGTTAGCCCCTGAGGTTTCCCACATCATCCCACTCCTAAAGAGGATTGTCCCAAATGGATACCACAATTCAATCGTTATGGCGACTAAAGCCAATGACAGCACCGCAGGCTAAACTCGGTGACTTAGTAAGCAATACAAAGATAGGTGTAGAAATAGAGATAGAGAACATGAGAACACCACCTCCTATTCCCGGATGGAACCTGACACACGATGGTTCTCTTCGTAATGGAGGGGTTGAGTACGTGTTCAGCTCCCCGATAGGTGGTTCAGCAGCATGCACTAGACTCTCTAGGCTGGAGGCATCTTTAAACGAAATAACGACAAAGACCTTTGGGCCCCGAACTTCGGTGCATATCCACGTAGATGTCCGAGATTTGACGTGGGAACAAGCCTGCAAGATGATCGTACTATACGCTATGGTAGAACCTTACCTGTTCAGTATATGCGGACAAGAGAGAGACGAGAACATTTACTCTCTATCCTTATACCGAGGACAAGATCAAGTATCACGGCTAAACGAGTTAATCCAGCAAGGGCCTTCGGCCCTCTCAAGCAGTAAATGGGCTAAATACTCGTCTATCAACCTTCTCGCAATGCCCACCTTTGGATCCTTAGAGTTCCGAGGGCACAAGGGGACTTGCAGTAAGGATGCTCTTGTAAACTGGATCAACCACCTACTCTCTCTAAAGATGTATGTCTTGGACGAAAGTAAGGATATCGGTGATCTACCTCAGATCTTAAGCCAGAACGGGCACCACGCATTACTTGCAGAAATCTTTGGACAGAAGCTAGTAGTAGCTAACCTAAAGAGTGCTAATAGAGTACGTAGCCTAATCTACGAGGGCGTATGGGTAGCAGAAGACTTGCTCTACCATACTAACTTTAGAGAAGCAGACAAAAAACTAATAGAAGGCCTAGGAACAGATGGCTCAAATCAAATGAACAAATTGAGGAATAAACTATGTGTGGATTAGTAGGTGTAATCGGGACTAATCTGTCCTTCCAAGCAAACAAAGCGTTTAAGCAATTACTGTATATAGACTCACTAAGAGGTCCACACAGTACTGGCATAGCAATGAATACTATAGACAATGAAGTATTAACGTACAAACGTGCGCTAGCATCAGCAGACTTCCTACAGCTAAATACGCCTAATAATATGCTGATGAAGGTAACAGGTGAATTCCTTATGGGTCATAACAGGTATGCAACTCAAGGTGCGATTAATGATGATAATGCACACCCGTTTACCTATGGGAATGTAACACTAGCCCACAACGGAACCTTAACAGACCAGAGTACCCTACCGGATCACAAGGAATTTGCAGTAGACAGCGAGAACATCGCTTACGCTATGGGACTAGTAGATGATCCTGAGGAAGTTATATCCAAACTAAAAGGTGCATTTGCACTGACTTGGTACAACGACTTTGAAATGAAGTTCTATATAGTACGCAACTCCGAGAGACCAATGTGGATCGCTAAGGCTAAAACCACGGACACATACTACTATGCGTCTGAACGCTACATGCTTGAAATGGTCTTAACAAGGAACAGTATAACTTACGATATTAAAGAGTTACCTGTTGGTAAGTTGCTTACACTAGACCTCAGCTTTAGCGATATCGTAGAAACGTACACGACAGTGAAGCTAGCGCCAAAGCCAAAGCCTAGGGTAAACTACGGGTATAACTCAACTAGACCTCAGGGGAACTACCCTTCACATTCAGATTCAAACATAAGTAACTACTACCAAAACCAAATAAAGCTACTAGCAAACCATAAGCTGAAGGTAGGTGACACCTTGGAGTTTTACTCTCAAGGATTACCTGACCTCTTGCCTAGCAATCTATTAGGTATTTTGGTTGGAAGAGCAACGCAAGACGCACCTCTCTATGTTAAGGCCTTTTCTCAACCAAACGACTCACTTGCAGGATACTATAAAGGTCGTGTGCAGTCGATTGCAAAAGAGAATGGTGTAGACACAGTTGTTCTACTAAGGCCAGAGCTAGTAGAGATAATAGAAGACGATGTAAACAATCAAGGCAAAGGCAACCAAGTATCAGCTATAATGGCCAAGATGGAAGATAGCTTATCAACCAAAGGATGATTCAAATGAGTAAATTATTAGTACTACCGTACAAGACAGCTAGCAGATCCGCAAAAACAATCGCAGGGTCCCTAGGGTGCCACAGAATGAAAATCGAAGAGTCTTTAGTACGAGACTCAGCTACCACCACTATAGTCAACTGGGGTAATTCAACAACTGACCTATCCCACCTACCATCCGTTAAGGTTTTCAACAAGCCTGCTAACGTACGAACAGCATCAAATAAGCTAGATTTCTTTAAGGCAATATCTGCCGCAAACGAAGAGACCTCCCTACCTGTACGCATACCTGACTGGACCACCTCAGTGACAGAAGCAAGACGCTGGTACTCAGATGGACATGACGTTGTATGTCGGCACGTCCTGCAAGGGCATAGTGGTGATGGTCTCGAGTTAGTAAAATACGATGATGATGTGATAGCCTCTCGTGCTGTACCCAAAGCCCCTTTATATACCAAGTATGTAAAGAAACGAGATGAATACCGTGTACACGTAGTCCAAGGTATGGCTACCTTTGTACAGAGAAAAGCAAAAGAATTCTCATCGGAAAGTATCGTAAACTACCAAATACGTAACCATAGTAACGGGTTCATCTTTGTAACTCAAGACCTAAACCCTCACAAATCAGTAATAGCAGAAGCAGTCAATGCGGTAAACGCACTTGGACTAGACTTCGGTGCTGTTGATGTGATTTGGAATGAGAGGCGTAAAACAGCTACAGTAATTGAAGTGAACACTGCATGTGGACTTACTAGCCCACTTAGTATCGAGCGTTACACTCACGCTCTTAAAGTTATGACTACTGGAGTTGGCAAACAGGTGTCTTGGAAAGATGGGTTAGGGAGCGATACAGCTCAGTCTGATGGATCAGTATCTGATCATCATTTAGAACCTTCGTTTTATGTAACTACATCGCTGGGTAATAGCCAACCTATGGATCGATACATGAATGAACTCTACCGAAGCCTACATGACATGCCAACCCGGTCATTCGAAGAGGACTTAGAAGATGGAGATGCAGTAGAACTCTCAACTGGGTTAACACGCCTTATAGATAGGTACATTCAGAGGGGTGGTGATGATCCCCATATATTATATTATCGTGAGCAACTGAGAACTCAGAATGTAAATCATATCTGGGTAACCGAGATTGATGATCTGACAGATAAATGTACTCTAAAGTACACCCTTCACGACAATCAAGATGAGTTCCTTCTAATGCGTAATGTACCCCTTGAGTCAGTTTATGGTGCTAACTACTCAGTATACGGAGCACGAGGTGATGATAATGCATAAGGTAGCAGTTTACGGCACATTACGTAAAGGTAATGGTAATAATATCTTACTATCTGAGTCTAACTTCCTAGGATCCACAACAACCTTACCTAAATTCGAGATGTTCTCGTTAGGTGGGTTTCCCGGAATCCGAGAGGGCTCTACCAGTATTACGGTAGAAGTCTATGAAGTTAGTGGGTATACCCTCGGGCGCTTAGACAGGCTTGAGGGTTACCGTGGGGTTGGCGAATCTAACTTCTACGAAAGAGAGACAATCGAAACAGACTTAGGGGATGCACTTGTGTACACCCTAAGAGATGATCGATTTAAAGAGCAAAACGTAATCAGCTCAGGTGACTGGGCTATGCGTCACAATCAGTAAAAACCAATTAATAATATAAGGCAATAACTATGACACAAATCCTTGGAACTTCAATAATCCGCGATGTGGTCTTAAACTATGTAAAAGTAGACCCCGAAAACCCTACAGAACCATTTGGTACTCTACAATGGGAAGCGCAGATCGTTGTCTCCGCTGATCGTGCGGCTGAACTAGAAGCCTACGGCACTGTAAAGCCATTAAAAGACGACCCAAGTCGTGTATCAATTAACCTGAAGCGTAAAGCTATCCGTAAAGACGGTGAAGCTAACGACCCAGTGCAACTAGTAGATGGTAAGAAGCAGAAGATCGATCCTAAGATCAAGATTGGTAACGGATCAGTCGGTAACGTCAAAGTGTATCAAAGAGAGTACGATGTAGCTGGCCGTCAAGGCATCTCCACAATCATGACTGCAATTCAGATTACAAATTTGATTGAGTACACAGGTTCGGTTGACTTCGATATCGATGATTCAGAAGCAGACGACTCACAGTTCTAAAAAAAAACCTTTAGTCTACAAGAGCATTTAACGTAAACTAAAAACCCAAGATGGGAATAAGAATATCGAGAAATACTATTCTTATTATAATAGGACTGATTTGCGGCTACGCAGTTGCAGATCTATTGGGAAAGCGTCGCTAAAGACCCTTAAATTGCATTCTAACGGACTCTATCTAACTCTCCAAGGGTTAGGTAGGGTTCTGCTAAAAGGCGTTAAAAGGGGCTTTAGGGCGCTTACCTTCTTTTCTAGGCATTAAACCACCTTATAGAGAGAACCCTAGAACTGGAGGCTATGATGACAACTGAGAAAGTATACACCCAAAGCGATGTCGCTGACGGGAAGAGAAAAGTACACCCAAATTCCCTTGCTAACCTGAAGCCCCGACATGGGCCAGAGCACATGGCAATGATGAATAAGAGAGCTGCCGAAGTAAGAGAGAACAACAACCGAATTAAAGAACAGATGAAAGATGTTTTGATGTTAACCAATACACTTTCAGCGGACCTTATGGATTCTATACCTAAAGGCCTAACAGTAATGAAGATGGCTATGGTTAAAGCTATTGCATCAGATGACATGACAGAAGCCGCAAGACTAGCTTCTATTCTGGCTGAGTATGAGCAACCAAAGCTACAACGATCAGAGAATATTAATACAAACTTTGATTATACGGATCTAACTGATGAAGAGTTAGCCGATGAAATGAATAGACTAAATAGTTAAGTAAGAGGGGCCATTAGGCTCCTTTTTTAATTGCTTAACCGACAAATCAATTCCGTCCCCAGATTCCTTAACCGACAAATGAAATCTGCAGGGACTTAAACGCAACTAGAGGCAATGCAAGATGAGTACGAAATTATTTGGTAAGATGTTAACATGTGAGTATAGGAATGGAACTGGTATTGATATTGAGTTCTGTGATAGCAGGCCAGTTTGGGGCTACGAAGAAGACAGTGAAGAGCTTATGGCCTACCCTTTTAAAGGCACAGTAATCCAATTACCATTCTTAACGATAACATGGGGTAACGTCTACACGGTAGCTGAGTAATGTTTAATAAGGATCTACTTGAAGTAACAATAAATATGGTAGCAGGGGCTATCATAACCTGTGTACTAACATACTACCTATTCGGGGTTAGCCCAGAGTTTGCCCTACTATCAACAGTAATATTCTTTGTAGCAAGCTGGATAAGAAGTTATGCATTCAGGAAACTATTCAGGAATTTAGAAAACAAACAATTGGAGGACATCAAAAATGTCTAGTTACATTATAAGATTAAGTGATACACCGGAAGACGATTCGGTGGCAGTAAGCTTTGAGTCAGAAGGTTTGGATATCTCAGACGAAAGCAGTAAAGCCTTTCAACTGGCAGCCTACGTGCTGGACACAATGCAATCATTAGAGGAGCAAACAAATGCAACAAAGCACTAAGAGACCTATTGAGCAACACTATGGCTTCACTACAACCCCTGAAGGTGAGGTCAACATAGGCAGTACTCCCACCGCTAAAGAGGAGCTAACCAGCTATTGTCTAGCTCCTACGCACACAGCTAGCGGCCTACCTACTGATGCTAAAGAACGTAAGGCCATACCTATCTACACTGGCTTCATTAACTACTTCCCTAGAGCCATAGCAGCTGTAGCTAAGCTAAGCCTGATTGGCGGTATTCAACATGGGCAGACAGCAGAGACATTGCACTGGGATAGAAGCAAGTCAGGTGACGAGTTAGATGCTATGATGAGGCACATACTAGATAGTGATTGGGAGCAGGTGGCTTGGAGAGCGATGGCAAACTTAGAGAAGAAACTGGAGAAGAGTGATGGATGATGTACTTAGTTATGAAATTATAATTACGGAAGGTGATTTTGGAGATGGAGACCGCTTTGTAGCCAGAGTAAGAGAGTTACCCGATCTTCTTGCTTATGCTAAGACATACGAAGATGCCTATCTGGAGATTAAAGACCTTATCGCGGTAACCGCTGAGTCTTGTGCCGAAGATGGAAAGACCATGCCTAAACCCCTAGCAAGAGGAGAAGAGTGATGATAATTAAATACCAGAAAAAACCAGTAACAGTCGAGGCAGTTCAATATACTTATCCTGCCAGTGATTTATTAAAAACTTGGCTAGGCAAATTTCGCGGAGCGGAAAGTTGTTCGCCTTTTGGAGTAAAAGGTGAACTTGAGGTGCTTACCTTAGAGGATGGCTTTGACGCTAGAGTCTGTCACGTTGCTACTGAGGGCGATTACATTATTAAGGGCGTTCAAGGGGAATTTTATCCTTGCAAACCCGATATTTTTACTATGACTTATGAAGAAACTGGAGAGAGTGATGAGCAGGACTAACAAGGCAAACCCAAAGGACTACAACGGTGGTGGATGTCGAGAGTATTGGTCAAATAGACCGCATAATAAGGGAGGGAGTGAGGGCGTTGGCAAACGGGTTAAGAAAAGGACAGCAAAGACCGAACGAAGTACGGCTAAATTGGAGGTAAGAGGAGAGAGTGATGAATAAGCCAGAAAGAGTTTTTAAGTTTAATACTGGAGAAGTTATGGGAGGCGGTGCAACTCTAGCGATGATAATTTCTTGGAGCGTAAACAAGTCAATTCTTTGGGCAATGCTTCATGGGGTTTGCAGTTGGTTTTATGTCATTTATTCTGCGTTGGTACGATAACAACTAGGAGAGAGTGAAATGAAGGAATGGATGATTATTATATCGACTATAGTTTCTTATTTGTTTTTTGTTGTGTGGCTTGTGTTTTTGGTATTTTGGCCTAGCGTGTATGATTGTTGGCATTATGGTATTAGGGCTTTTTTGACAGCAAATGCAATCTGGGTTTATTCTTGGTTTGTAGGCGGGTACTTAAGTAATGAGATAGATAGGTTGGGAGGAGGTAGCAAATGAAAGATAAAGAATTAACAGAAGACGAGATACATACTATCCTGCATATAATTGATGAATACTACGAAATTAGAGATGCAATTAAAACGCAAGGTCTTGAGCATTTAGTAGACAAAAGCCCTTTGCTTCGTATGACTATACAGAAGGAAGAAGAGTATGTAGCACTAAAGGGTGCTCTTATGGTAGCACTAATCAACAACTAGGAGAGAGTGATGAAAGATAAAGAATTAATGGCAGAGGCGATGAAGTGGGCAAAGCTATTACCATATCACCCTGCAAAGACAATATGTAGGCTAGTCGAGCGTGTTGAAGAACTAACAGCAGGTTTCCCTGCACCTAAAAGCATTGTGTGGGAGCCGAAGAAAGGTGAAGAGTATTGGTATGTGGATTTTGACGGAACCGGTCAAGCTTGTAGATGCTTTTGGGATGATTATTCGATTGATCTTAATCGGCTAAAACACCACAACGTCTACAAAACTCAAGTCCAAGCAGAGAAAGCCGCTAAGTATCAACAACGATACAACATGGTGCTACAGGCCGTGCTGAACCTTGAGCCTGATCAGAACATCTATTGGAATGACATGAATCAGGTTAAATATGGAGTTGAGTTTAATAATAAAAGTGGGCGTTGGTTAGTTGTTGATTACACGTTTATAGATGGCGGCTACCCACCCCTGACTGATCAAAAGAACGTCCAACCGTTACTGGATTATTTGAATTCTAAGGAGAAGAGTGATGGAAGCTATAAGCTATGAAGAAATTATAAGTGATTTGAATAAGCGAGACTTAGCCCTCGTGGCTGTTGTTGTGCGCGACGCTAATTCAAAGCTCTCTATAATGCAATACGACAGTGCCGGAAATGCTACATATATATCATCTAAAGTTAATGTCCTCCAATTTAACGAAAAATTAGAAGGCAACATGATTACAGTTCTGGGGACAATAGGGCGTCACCAGGGAGAGAGTGATGAATAATGAAAGTGATGAATCAACAGAGAGAGAAGAAATTTTATGGGTAAAAAACCCTGAGTATAGCGAGTGGAAATGCTTACTGTTTGGTACTGGCGGTTTTGTGTGGAGGCCACTCAAAGGGGGAGAGCCGAACTGGTTTTGGCGCAAGATGCAATATTTAATTTTAGGCAATAATTGGGTTAAAGACTCGAAGGAGAAGAGTGATGAGTAAAGACTATGAAATAGAATGTGGTGACCTTATTGATATCAAGTTCGAAAGGGCAACAGGTATATCGGGGGTTGTTATGGTTACTGAGCCCCTCACAATCATGACTGTTTATTGTAATAACCCTTATGAAGTTGTAATCATTGGTAGTTACCAAACAATTTCTATAAAGGAAAAAGACCACTGCTGGAAAGGAGGAGGATGCTAATGGGCAAAGGTTCTAAAGCAAGACCCATTCCTGACAGAGAGAAGTTCGCTGACTCTTGGGATGCTATATTTGGGAAGAAAGAAGGGGCCTTCGGCCCCCTTACGGAAACTGATAAGGAAGAAGTAAATGACAGCAATAGTAAAGATACTGAAGTGTAATGACCCCAGTAAGTGGTACGCTAACGAGATAGGCAACGAGTTTGATCTTATCTCCGAAGAAAAGGTTGAGTGGATGGTTAGAGAGCCATCAGGCTACCTTAACTTTATATCTAAGGGAGATTGTGAAATAACAAGTTTCGGAGAAGGGTATGACACAACTCAAAACGTGTAACAAGTGTAGGGTAAAGAAAGAAGAAACTGAGTTCCCTATGGAATCTGGAAGGGGCTACCGTAAGACTACATGCAAACTATGTATCTGGTCTGTCAATAAGGTTCGTAAGGAGCTTAGGGCTACAGTAGAGAAACCACCAGAAGATTATCAGTGCCCTATATGCCTCAGGAATGCAGAAGAAGCTGCAGGATGTGGAGGTATCAACAAGTCCCCGTGGGCTATGGACCATGATCATTTGACAAGTAAATTCAGGGGTTGGCTATGCCACTCTTGTAACAGAACGCTAGGTGGACTGAAGGATGACTTCGGTGCATTGGCACGTATTAGAACCTACCTAAAGAAAGGAAGAGAATGAACACATCGAATGAGATCCTATCCGACATAACCGTATTCAGTAAGTACGGCAAGTATGTACCTGAGCTGGAACGTAGAGAGACTTGGGGTGAACTTGTAACACGAAACAAAGAAATGCACATGCGTAAGTACCCTAAAGTCTCCGCTGAGATCGAAGCAGCCTACAAGCTTGTGTATGAAAAGAAAGTATTACCATCAATGAGAGCCCTGCAGTTTGGCGGTGCCCCTATTGAGTTAGCCCCTAACCGTATCTATAACTGTGCGTACCTACCAGCGGAAAGCACCGAAACTTTCGCAGAGACTATGTTCTTGTTGCTAGGTGGTACAGGTGTGGGTTACTCAGTGCAACGTCATCACGTACGTAAGCTACCAGAAGTAACAGGACCTAAGTCCCGTAGGCGTAGGTTCCTAGTCTCAGATAACATCGAAGGTTGGGCTGATGCAGTTAAGGTTCTATGTGAATCTTACTTCAACGGAACAATGGATGTAGACTTTGACTACCGTGACATCAGACCCAAGGGTGCTATGCTAATCACGACTGGAGGTAAAGCTCCGGGACCTCAGCCCCTTAAAGACTGCATACACAACCTACGCAGTGTGTTGGATACTGCTATTGGTCGCCAACTAAGTACCTTAGAAGTCCACGACATGCAGTGCTACATTGCAGATGCTGTGCTCACTGGTGGTATTAGACGGGCCGCTATGATATCCTTGTTCTCACTTGATGACGGAGATATGTTAGCAGCTAAGGTTGGTAACTGGTGGGAGAGTAACCCTCAACGGGCTAGGGCTAACAACTCAGCAGTGATGCTTAGAAATAAGATCACGAAAGAAGTCTTTGAGAAGCTATGGAAACGTGTGGAGCTTTCGGGTTCAGGTGAACCGGGAGTTTACTTCACTAACGATAAGGATTGGGGAACCAACCCATGTTGTGAGATCGCACTACGACCATACCAGATGTGTAACTTAACTGAGCTTAACGCATCTAACATTACATCCCAAGAAGATCTAAACGAAAGATCCAGAGCAGCTTCCTTCATAGGTACGTTGCAAGCTGGGTACACTGACTTCCATTACCTCAGGCCTGAATGGCAAGAGACTTGTCAACGTGACGCACTAATCGGTGTGGGGCAAACAGGTATTGGTTCTGGCCAAGTCTTAAACTATGACCTAAAGGAGGCAGCACTTGAAGTTGTTAAGGAGAATGAGAGAGCAGCTAAGCTTCTCGGTATTAATGCCGCAGCTAGATGCACGACTGTTAAGCCTAGTGGCACTAGCTCCTGCGTTCTCGGCAGTAGTTCTGGTATTCATGCTTGGCACAATGATTTCTACATTAGACGCCAAAGGGTTGGTAAGAACGAAGCCCTCTATCAGTACTTCGCGGAGCACCACCCCGAGTTAGTAGAAGATGAATTCTTCAACCCAACCGAACAAGCAGTAATTGAAATACCGCAGGAAGCACCAGCAGGTTCTATCCTAAGAACCGAAAGCCCCGTAGATCTCTTAGATCGTGTGCGGAGATACAACACTGAATGGATTGCCTCAGGTCATAATGACGGGCAGAACGCTCACAATGTATCCTGCACTATCTCTATCAAAGAAGACGAGTGGGAGCTGGTAGGTGACTGGATGTGGAAGAACCGTTATACCTTTAATGGTATTGCATGCTTACCTTACAACGGTGGGACATACGTGCAAGCGCCCTTCGAGGACATCTCGGAAGAGAGATACAGAATGATGGAGGCTTCACTGTCAACCATCGATCTGACTCAAGTAAAAGAAGTAGATGACAAGACAGACCTCAGTGGAGAGGCTGCTTGTGCAGGTGGAATGTGTGAGTTAACATTCTAATCCAACTAATAGTCCTAAGCACTTGACAGTAAACTGCTTACAAGGAAAATGATATGAGTAAATATGTATTTGATATCGAGACAAACGGATTATACCCAACAGAGATTTGGATGCTAGTCCTACAAGACGTTGCTACTAAAGAGATCTTCTCTTATAGCGACCACACAGACAAAGTTCCCAGCATGGATGAGGGCCTTAACAGACTATCTAACGCAAAGGTCATAGCTGGGCACAACATCCTAGGGTTTGACTTACCTATCATGAAACGACTACTAGGCTGGGAGCCAACAGAGACTACCCGTGTATGGGATACGTTCATAATGTCCCAACTATGTAAGTACCAACGCCCACACATGCATGGTTTAGCAGGGTGGGGTAAGTTCTTTGACTTTGCAAAAGGTGATTACGGTGAAGGGGATGATGCATGGAATTCTTACAACGACCAGATGCTAGCATACTGCATACGTGACGTAGAGCTAAACACAATGGTATACGAGCGTGTATCTAAGGAAGCGTCTATATTAATGAAACAAGAACCTATGTTCCTACAGGCCCTTCAGCTCGAACATGACTTCGCTATGGTGAATGCAGAGATAACCACGAATGGTTGGAAGTTTGACATGGAAAGAGCCGAGGCTCTGGAGTCAGAAATCTTAGATAGGATGGAGTATATCGAAGAGCAGATCAACCCACAGCTAGGTAAAGTAGCAGTGATGCGTGGTAATCGGGAAGTGGATCGACTAGTCAAGAAGAATGGTGACTACTACAAGTCCGTCGTTGATTGGTTTGAGTTAGCTGAAGATATTAAGGCATCTAACGGTGACATCTCAGGACCCTATACCCGTGTGGAGTTCAATGACGTACAGCTAGGCCAGTTGGATCATGTAAAGAAGTTCCTACTGGATAAAGGTTGGAAGCCTGACGACTACACTGTTAAGAAGATTAATGGTGCATGGATCAAGCAATCACCAAAGCTTACTGAAAGTTCGTTAAAACCCCTAGGAACCCTAGGCTCCTACATCGGAGACTACTACATGCTACGTAACAGACTAGCAACCGTTGAAGGCTGGGTGGCTGCGGTACGTGACGAGAGTGGGTTCAACGATGGGCGATTACACGGTTCTATGTTTGGCATAGGCACCCCATCGTTCCGCTGCAGACATCGTACTATCGTTAATGTTCCCGGAGTTGACGCACCTTATGGTAAAGAATTAAGAACCCTATTGACCTGTGAAAAGGGAATGAAGGTTATTGGTGCTGACTCAGCAGGTAACCAGTTCCGTGGTCTATGCCACTACATTGGTGATGATGAATTTACTAGTAAAGTTGTTAGCGGTGATATACACCAACTCAATGCGGATATCCTAGGGATCACAAGACCCCAAGCTAAAACGTTTATCTATGCATACCTCTTCGGAGCAGGTCCAGCTAAGCTAGGTGAAGCTATCACAGGCAAGAAGTCTGCTAAGGTAGGTAAGCAAGCTGATGAGAGATTCAGGACTACACTTCCGGGACTTCAGGCCCTTAAGGATAAGCTATCTGATGAGTTTAGGATGACTAACATGAAGACAGGACAGCCCTTTATCCAAGGAGCTGATGGAAGACGAGTGCTAGTAGGTTCAGAACACCAGACTCTCAACTACCTGTTGCAGTCACTAGAAGGTATTACATGTAAGGCAGCTATAGTATATGCATCCAAGAAAATTAAAGCTCTTGGCTTAACCGCATACCCTACGCTGTTCTATCATGATGAAATGGTATTCATCGCAAAGGAATCAGATGCAGAGGCTGTTAAAGAGATCTGTGTTGAAGCATTCCGAGAGGCCCCTAAGTCTGTGGGCGTTATGTGTATGGATGGAGATGGACAAATAGGAGATAGCTATGCTGACGTTCACTGATATGGACCACAAAGAGGAGTTTGATTTCGATAAATGTTTTATTGATGCAGACTCAATGCTCTACCGTATTGCAGCAACAGTAAAGACAGACAGTCAGGCCCAGAGTACCTTTGATCTGGCCCTAAGGGCTGTAATGAGGGATACCAACAGTAAGCATGGGTATGTCTCTGTAAAAGGTAAGGGTAATTTCAGGCATGATATGGCTGAAGACTACAAAGCAAACCGATCAAAGTATGCTATGGATCCCGACATCAAGAAGACGCTTAACAACCTGTATGAGTACTGCTGGTCTACGGACTGCGTACCAGCCGATGGTTGTGAGGCTGATGATATCGTATCTATCTGGGCTACTGAAGCGGAAGCTGCAGGTGACACTTGGGTTATTGCTCATGTGGATAAGGACATTGATATGATTCCCGGATGGCACTACAACTTCAACAAGAAGAACCTGTACCACACCGATGAAGCAACAGGTCACTACCTACTGTGTAAACAACTACTAACTGGCGATGCCTCTGATAATATCAAGGGTCTCAAGGGTGTAGGCCCTAAGACCGCAGAGAAGATCCTAGATGGTGTGTCCCCTGAGGATATGCTTGACGTAGTACGTTCGACATGGAGAGACAAGCACCCTAGCGATTGGAAAATGAAGTTGCAGCTATGCTTCAATCTAATCTATAT